ACAGGTTGATTCGGTAGTTCACGATGTCGCCGGACTTGTGCGTATTGCAGGGCGAGCATTGTTTGTGGACCTGCAGCGGCTCGAACCTTAGCTCCGGGGCGCTGGCAACCGTTCTGTAGTGGCCCGCGTCATACTTGCCCTGGTGGTGCCGCCCGCAGCTGATGCACGGCAGATCGGCATCGCGAAGGCGAACCCACTGGTTGAATACCTGCTGAGCTTCGCGCATGTGGTCGGCCCGCGACTTAACCCGCTCCTTCGCCGCGCGGTGCTCCTTGCGGCCGATGTCGGCCAGAGACTTGCGAGCCTTCTCGCGATTCGCCGGCGCCGTCGCCAGCGCGCAGGCTGGGCTGCATACGGCCTGGCCCAGGCGCTGCGGGGTGAACTTGGCGGCGCAGGCGGCGTTCTTGCACTGCTTGGCGCGGGGTTGTTTGGCGGTGAGGCTCATGCTGCCTGCTCCCCAAGCAAATCCCCAAAGAAAACGCCATGGGCAGAAAAGTGAGCCACGATGCGGTCGGTGTACGCGATGCCCTGGGCGCGATTGAACAGGCTGGTTACCGGGAAGCCATCGGGCCCAAAGAGCTTGCACTCCCCCATCATGGCCAGCTTCTCCTCGTACGGCAGATGACGCATGACCCGGTACCAAGCCTGCTGGAATTCCTCGTCCTCGTTGAGCAGGATCTGAACGCCGATGTGCAGCTTGCAGTAACGGCGCGCGTCGGCGGCGTCTCCGATCGCGGTCATCTCGGCGATGCGCTTGTAGAAGGCGAACCACAGGGCGTTCTGGTCGAGGGTGCGGTCCTTGCCAGGGCGAAGGCTGACCACCACGAACTTCTTATCGCGGTACATGGCGGTCAGTCGAGTGATGGCCTCGGAGAGCTTGCTGGGGCAGTTCACGCTGATCTTGTCCGCCATCATGCAGCCCTCCGATAAGTCAGCGCCTGGCGGAATGCCCGTGCTGCCTGAGTGATCTCAGGATCTCGATAGCCACCCGTGCAGGCGCGCAGGAACTTCACCTGCATGGGCCTCATGCCATTGGCTGCGGCGTACTCGGCCTCGAAGATTTCGCGGAGCTCTTCGCTGTAGTCAGCCATGGAACCTGTCCTCGTGGTCATAGTCAGCAAGGTGGGCAAGGAACTCTTCCTGTTCCTGGTCCTGCTTTTTCAGCAGCGCCTCATGGGAAGCCTTCCAAGCCCACAGCCCCAGGCGCAGCATCGGAGCGACGTACTCGCCATTCGGCATTTTTTGGTCGAGCGCTTTCACGGCTGCTGCGCGGATACCCTCGTCGCACAGACGGACCATCTCCTCGACGTAGGCAGCCTCGAATTCATGCTGCAGATTTTCGGCAGTCATTGGGTCACTTCCCCCTGCGATTGCTGGATCAGCAGCGCCCGGCGCGCGGCCAGGTCATTGGCGGCGGCAATCTTCAGCTCGATCTTTTTCTCGGCGCTGGCGGCGCGTATTTCGAGCATCTCCTTACGAATTCCGGCGAGCTTCTCGCGCAGTTTGGCGCCCGGCTTGGCCGTGGTACCCGTTAGCAGCCCGGCAATTGCTCGGCCATCTTCGGTTACCGGTTCATGACTCAAATCGGCCAGCAGGAGCGAGGCGCGCTCCTGGGGGATGCGCTGGAGCTGTACAGCGGCGGTGACGGCTGCGATCCGGCGCGCAGGGTCGAAGCCCATCGACAGGTTCCATTTCACCGGCGTGGCCGCGGCACGGGCGTCGTACACGAAGCGGTCGTATGCACTGATGAACGCCATGCGGGCGCCGATCTTGTCGCCAGCGTCGAGCACCGCTCGCGCAGCGTTCAGGGCCAGCTGGATTTCGTCGGTCATTACCACGGTGTCGAACTCGTCGCTCGACGCCAAGGCTATGGCCCACGCCTCATCGCGGCCCGGGCGGCCATCTTCGGCCTGGATGCGCTGAAGCACGGCGGCCAGGGTCAGCTTGCCGGTCAGCTCCCGGCGACAGGCCTGCAGCGCGGTACGGATGTCCTGCGTCGAGAACTCGGCCAGGTCGCCGGCCATCAGCTCGGCAGCGTTGGCGCTGATGGTTTGGCCCAGCGTCTCAGCAGTGGCGCAGATGGCGCCGGCCAGTTGTGCAATTTCTTCAGAGGAAAGCATTACGAACCCCTCCTTCCCGGATATTTCGGGCGGCTTCCTGTGCTGCGTTCACGTTCGCCTGGGTATCCTCGATCTGGCGCGCGGTGCGACCATTCATCTGGCGGCCGGTAGCCCACTGGGTGTGATAGGCCTCCGCCTTGGCGATAAGGTTTGCCAGGCTGTGGCAGTCGTTGACGACGCGGGCGTCGTTGATGGTCAGGTAGTACGCGGCCACGCTGTGCGCAACGTCGATGCCAAGGCGGTCGACGAGCTTGCCGAGGATTCCACCGGCGACGGCGTTCCAAACCGGCCAGCACTGGTAGCGCTTGCGGTAGGCCATGGCGTAGTTGGCCCAAGCCTTGAAGGTTTTGCAGGTCTGGTCCTTGGGCCCTGGCATGTCGGAAGGAATCTCGACGCGAGGCGCCTTAGGGCGATCGACCACCAGCACCAAGCCGCCGGGTTGGGTCGGCCCGGCCGAGCCTTCCGGCAAGTCCTGACTTGTACCCTGATTGGTATCCTGATTATTGGTATCCTGATTTGTCGGAGATTTTTCCGACCCTACCCCGGATTTTTTTCCGACCTTGCTCGGAGATTTTTCCGAGGTAGATCGGATTTTTTTCCGACCTTGGGCTGAAGGTGGGGTCGGATATTTTTCCGACCCGTCAAGTTTCTGATTCCACTCGGCAGCCTTCGGGGTCAAGCGAAAGAGCGTGATGCTCGAAGTGCTCGACAGCTCGATCAGGCCAGCTTCGTCCAGGGCCTTCAGCAGGCGGTAGGCGGTATCTGGCTTGTCGGTGAGTAGCGGTAACTCCTCAACGATCTTCGCTTTGCTGAGCGCGAAGAAAATACCGTCGTCGGTGGTGATCGGCTTCGTCCAGCTTGGGCAGCCGTAGATGAACGCGAACAGCAGGGCCTGCTGAGAATTCAGCCCCCACTCCAACGCCTTCACCTGGTTGATGGTTACGGTGAACTGCATGTCAGGCCTTCCCGACCATTTTGGCCAATTCAAGGAAGCGGTCGACGTACCAGTGAGGCTGCGTCTCGCGGGGGGATTGAGGGCTGGTGAGGTTTTTGCCGTAGGCAAGGCCCTTCTCGGTGATCGACCAGAAGTCGACCATTTCCTGCTTCGAGTTCTTGCGCTGCATCACCTTGAGCAGGCCGGCAGCCGCGAGGGCGCGGTTGAAGATCGCGGGTGACATGCGGATGTCGTGGTCTTTCAGCAGCGCTGTGGCCGACTTGGTGGGCATGGAACTGCCGCCGGTGGCGTCGGGCGCGGCATCAACGGCGTAGCCTGGGAGAAACTTCGGATCGAGGCCGTTGTTCTCGGCGATCTTAGTGAGCATAAGCATCTGGCTCGACGGCGCAGGCTTCAGAAGGCGCGTGAAGCACTCCATGATGGCCAGCTCGCCCACAACTTTGATGCTCGTCGGCACAGCCGGTGTTGCGACCTTTTTTTCGAGGTGCTGCCAACGATCAACCAGCTTTCCGGTGAACTCTGGCGAAAGCTGGGCGACGATCACGTAGCTGTCGCGCTCACCGACGTTGTAGACCCTAGTGGCGCGCGGACGGCCCAACTTGTCGTTGGACCATTCATCCTCAGACTGAGGGTGGACGAAACCGCCCTCAGCTAAATCTTCGATGAGGCGCTTCACGTTGTCGTGACGCTTCTTCGTCAGCGTCGCGATTTCCTTGGATGACATCGTGCGCGCCACGTTTTCGCGGCTGCCATTTCGTGGCGCGAGATGGGTATTGATCGTGTTGTTCTGTGTGTACATACTTACCTCACTCGTTACAGCATTAAGCCGGGCCGCAATCCCGGCTTTTTTGTGCCTGCGATTTAGGCCGCCTTCACGGATGCGTCCATCACATCCAGGCTCTTGCGCACGTGATCGATCTCGACGCGGATCTGCGCCTTCTCGAAAGTGCTCACGTGGTTGTCATCCAACGCCGCGTGCACGGCAATGGTCAGGTCGGCGACCTCCTTGCCAACGTTGATCAGCGAGGCGGTGAGCTCTCGCGGCTGCGGCGAAGTCTTGGCAACCAGCTCGAAGCCGAAAGACTCGGCCAGCGCCGCGAGCGGACGCATGTCCTGGGTGTGCAGCAGAATCCCGAAAAGATGCTCGACTGTAAGCCGGTGCGCCTCGTTGTCAGGGTTTGCTCGCTG